ATGGGTTTAGGTGCATACGGTGCTTCTTTTACTGCTGAAACAACTATAGATGTATTAGACCTAAACAATGGTGACATCTTTACTGGTGTAGATTGGAAAGCTGAGTACGTATGGAACGGCATAACAACATACACTAAAGTATCCTCAGACGCAGACTTTGAGTTTGGTGATATTACAATGGGTGCAAAGATAAGCTTCTAAATGTTTAGCTCTGCCCCTGCTAAATACTTTGCAAAGGCAAAGAACCTTTCCGCAACTGCAGGTGGAACAAGTGGTGATGTAGTGTACACATGTCCAAACAATCATGTGTCACTCGTCACTTTTTTACATATATCGAATGGTGAGACAAGCGCAAAGAAATACAGTATACAGTGGTACGAACTAGCTACAACTACCTATCATAGTCTTGTTGATGAAGTAAGTTTAGCAGCTAGTACAAACGATCAGATAATACAGGGTGGTGCATACCTTGCATTGTCTGCAGGTGATATGATTGTATGTTTCGAAGAAAGTAGTTCTGACTTCCACGTAACAATATCAGGCGCAGAGTATTACCGACAAACATAACGTAGTAGAGTTATATATATAAAAAGGATACAAAAAATGAAACGTTACCTTAAAAGACTATGGTGTGCTTTACTAAACCGTAAATGTAACCCACAGTGCGAGTGCTGTTAAATGGTAGAAGAATATGATCTAGATAAGAATGGTAAGCTAGACCCTGAAGAACGTGCTATCTATTTAGAAGATAGGCGTAGGAAAATGGAAGATGAAGATGCCAAGCGTGATGCACAACGTAATATGACTTGGTTTGCTTTGTCAGGTATGGTACTATATCCTATGGGTATCTTTCTATGTACGTTACTTGGTATGGATACAGCAGCAATGCTAATAGCTGATATAGCTAATATCTATGTTGTATCTGTGTCTGCACTGGTTGGTGCATACTTTGGGTTTTCAGCAATGGGGTCTAAGAAATGATAGGACAATTACTAGGACCAATATCACAATTAGCAGGTACATGGTTAAATGGTAAGGTAGAACAGAAAGCTGCACAGAATAAAGTGAAGGTAGCTAAAGCAGAAGCGGAAGCAGCCATCATGGTGTCAGCCGCTACGTCAGAAGCTGAGTGGGATCGCATTATGGCTAATGCATCTGCAAACTCGTGGAAAGACGAATGGCTCACAATTTTGTTTTCAATCCCATTAATTCTTGCATTTTGTGGGGATTGGGGTAGACAGATAGTAGCAGATGGTTTCCTTGCTTTGGAAGTTATGCCGAGCTACTATCAATACACATTAGGAGTAATCGTAAGTGCCTCTTTTGGTGTAAGAGCAGCAACAAAGTTTTTTAAGAAGTAGGAGTAAAACATGGTAGCACCAGTAGTAGTAGCAGGGGTTATGACTGTAGCAAGATATATAGCCAAACAAGGTATAACAAAAGCAATTAAAAGGTACGGACAAAAATCTGTAAATCAAGCTAAGAAACATGTAAAAGATGTAACAACAAAACCAACAGCAGGACAAAAAAAGATAAGAACTCCTGTAGCAGCACAACGTGCATCTCGTAGAGCTAAACGAATAGGCTTTGGTGTTGGCGTTGGAGTAGCAGGTGCAGGTGCAACTGTTAAAGTAAAAGACCTAAAAGAAAAATTAAAGAATGCTAAAACTGCAGAGTTAAGAGCAAAGTATAAAGCACAGATAGAAACAGAGATGCGTAAACTTGCAACAAAAGAAAAGGTAAAACCGATACCAAGACCAAGACCTAAACCCAAACCCCCTGTTAAAAACAGTGGTGCGTTACAAACATCACTACGACCAAGAAAGAGGCCAACTACATGACATTTAGATTATCAAATAGATCGTTAGACAAACTAGAGGGTGTCCACCCTGATATGGTGGAGACAGTGAAAAAAGCTATAGAAGTGACATCGGTAGATTTCGGAGTCACGTTTGGTGTAAGAAGTTTGGCAGAGCAAGAGCGTCTGTTTAAATCTGGCAGATCACAAACTATGAATAGTAAACACTTGATACAAGACTCAGGATACTCACATGCAGTAGACCTAGTTGCATATGATGGCTCAGATGTAGTATGGGAATTAAATGTATACGATAATATTGCTGATGCTATGAAAGCTGCAGCAAAAGAAGTTGGCTGTGCTATTAAATGGGGCGCAGCTTGGTCAGTAGGCAATATAGTAGATTATAGTGGTACAATGGAAGAAGCCATGAATGAATATGTAGACCTACGTAGATCACAAGGAAGACGTCCATTTATTGATGGGCCGCATTTTGAATTGATGGTATAATGGCTAGACAATTAACAGAACAACAACAACAGTTCCTCAGTGTACTATTTGAAGAGGCAGGTGGTGACATACTCACAGCAAAGAAACTTGCAGGGTATTCAGATACTACTTCTACAAGCAGTGTTGTAAATAGTTTAAAAGAAGAAATCATAGATGCTACTCAAACGTTTCTATCACGCAATGCTCCCAAAGCTGCAATGGCTATGGTTGGGGCATTGTATGATCCTACTGAGCTAGGCATACGAGATAAGATGCAAGCAGCCAAAGAGTTACTTGATCGTACTGGTCTTGTAAAGACTGAGAAGGTACAAGTTGAAGCCAGAGGCGGTGTGATGCTTATGCCTCCAAAACAAATGGAAGAAGATGACTAAACCATTAAAGCAATGGAAGTTACCCCAACCAACTGACATAAAAGAAGACAATGAGTGGGTATCTATCCCACGTATATCACGCACCATACCTTTCGGGTATGATGTAGACCCCGATGATCCAGACGTACTATTACCGAATGAACATCAGCTAGATATGCTAGAAAAAGCACAGAAGTATTTAAAGCAATACTCCTATCGTGAAGTAGCTAACTGGCTCACAAGAAATACTGGCAGAAGTATTTCACATGTAGGTTTGAGGAAACGGTTAGATAATGAGCGAAGAAGAAAAAACAAATCTGGAAGCCTACGCAGATGGGCAGACTATGCGAAAAAGGCAATCGCCAAAGCGGAGGAACTCGAAGCCAAAAGGCTTGGAGCAAAAACCCAAAGCAGTCAAGAAGACTCAAGCGCAGCCTAAACAAGATCCAGTAGTAGACACAGTATCTATTGAAGAACAACACAACGTTATCTTTAAGCCAAATGAAGGTCCACAAACAACCTTCTTAGCTGCAGGTGAAAGAGAAGTGTTATATGGTGGCAGTGCAGGTGGAGGCAAGTCCTACGCCATGTTAGCTGACCCTCTACGTTATATGGGCCATCCTGCCTTTTCTGGTTTGCTACTACGGCATACAACAGAAGAACTAAGGGAACTTATCTTTAAATCACAGGAAATGTATCCTAAGATTTGGAAAGGTATTAAGTGGTCTGAACGTAAGATGCAGTGGACTGCGCCATCTGGCGCAAGATTGTGGATGTCATATCTAGATAAAGAAGATGATGTCTTGCGTTATCAGGGTCTAGCATTTAGTTGGATAGGCTTTGACGAGTTGACACAATGGCCCACACCATTTGCATGGAATTACATGCGCTCTCGTCTACGGTCCACTGCACCCGATCTTCCAGTGTATATGAGGGCAACTACTAACCCCGGAGGTAGAGGACATCACTGGGTTAAGAAAATGTTTATTGATCCTGCTGCCCCAAACAAATCTTTTAATGCAACAGACATTGATACAGGGGAAGTGTTACGATTTCCTGCAGGACACGAAAAAGCAGGTAAGTCACTATTCAAACGTAAATTTATACCTGCTAGATTAAAAGACAATCCATATCTATCAAAGCAAGGTGACTATGAAGCCATGCTACTGTCACTACCAGAACAACAACGTAGGCAGTTACTAGATGGGGATTGGGATATTAAAGAAGGTGCAGCCTTCACAGAATTTGATAGGAATGTACATGTTGTTGAACCTTTTCGTATTCCCAGTAACTGGGTCAAGTTTAGAGCTTGTGACTATGGCTATGGGTCTTACAGTGCCGTACTTTGGTTTGCTGTCTCACCTAGCGAACAAATAATTGTATATAGAGAACTGTACGTTAGTAAAGTACTTGCTACTGATTTAGCTGACAGAGTTCTTGAACTAGAAGCAGAAGATGGAAACATAAAGTATGGAGTGCTTGATAGTTCTTTGTGGCATAAGCGTGGTGATACTGGTCCTTCGTTGGCTGAACAGATGATAATGAGAGGCTGTCGTTGGCGACCTTCAGATAGATCAAAAGGTTCACGTGTAGCAGGTAAGAACGAAGTACATAGACGTTTACAAATAGATGAGTTTACTGAAGAACCAAGAATGGTATTCTTTGAAAACTGTGTAAATACAGTGGCACAATTACCTGCAATACCTTTGGATAAAAAGAATCCAGAAGATGTAGACACACATTCAGAAGACCACTTGTATGATGCGCTAAGATACGGTATAATGTCAAGACCAAGGTTTAGTGTATTTGACTATGATCCACATGGTACACCATCAATGGGTATGAGAGTAGCAGATAATACTTTTGGATATTAAATGATAGTAACTTGTCCTAAATGTTCTATAATTTATAATACAGATAAGTTTGATTGTTGTCCTCGATGTCAAGAGCAACACGATTTTGATAATGGGCCTTGGAAAGAAACTAAAGGATAATAGATAATGGCAGAAGATAACGAAGTCTTTATTGAAGATGACGCAGTTGTTTTGGAAGACACAGATGATACAGTAGTTACTGACGCTGAAACGTCAAAGATTATTCCATTCATTATGGAGAAGTATAATCGTGCCGAAGACTACCGTAGGCAAGATGAAACACGTTGGCTGAGAGCTTATAGAAACTATCGTGGTATATATGGACCAGAGGTTCAGTTTACTGAAGCAGAAAAGTCTCGTGTATTTATTAAGGTAACTAAAACAAAAACTCTTGCAGCGTATGGTCAGATTGCTGATGTGTTATTTGCTAAGAACTCATTTCCAATTAGTATTGATCCTACCACATTACCAGAGGGTATTGTAGAAGATGTATCATTTGATCCTGCGCTTCCAGATCCATTACGTGAAGAACAAGGAACTGCTGAAGTATCACCGTATGGTTTTAGTGGTGATGGTAAAGAGTTTCCTGCAGGAGCAACTGCAAAGACATTACAAGAGTTACTTAATCCAGAACTAGATGCCAAGCTAGAACCAATCAAAGGTGTAAAAGAAGGTGCAGGTACTACGCCTACATCTGTAACATTTAGCCCTGCTATGATTGCTGCAAAGAAGATGCAAAAGAAAATACATGATCAGTTAGATGAATCTTCTGCATCGAAACATTTACGTAACACAGCATTTGAAATGGCATTGTTTGGTACTGGTGTAATGAAAGGTCCATTTGCTGTAGACAAAGAATATGCAAACTGGGATGATGAAACAGGTGAGTATTCACCTACCTTTAAAACAGTACCCCAAGTATCCCATGTATCTGTGTGGAACTTTTATCCAGACCCAGATGCAAACAATATGGATGAAGCACAGTATGTAATTGAACGACACAAGATGTCACGTTCACAAATGCGTGGATTAAAGAAACGC